ATAAAACCAGAATCACCACGAATATATAAGTTCGCATCAGTACCATCGTGAATATAATCCTTACTAATAGCACCTGTACCACTTATTGCTATTGCAACACTAGTACCAGAACCTCCAGGGGTTAATATCATACTTCCACTAGTATAATTGATTACATCAAAAGTTATTCTATATCTCTTATAACGCGTGATACTGATAGCTTGGTTAAGTCCTGGAAATTGATTTCCTACAGCGTAAGTTGCTTTACCATCCGCAATAGTTACGCCAGTTCCCTTACTCCAACTTGTATCTGTTGCAAAACTTCCATTAGTTATTAAGTCTGCACCAAGTTGAATTGCATGATTCAAACTAGGACTAATATACGCTTTATTCTCATACAAATTCTTTACATCATTAGCAGATAATGTGCCTTGATAAAGTTCTAACAAATCCATTGAAGCACTTAAATATGTAGATGTACCAAATGTATTACCAAGAATCAAACTTAAAATATTATTAACAGAAACTACACTAGCAAGACTATAAGCAGAACCACTAGCAACACCATTAACATACCATTGTCCATTACCTGAAAGATTCATAACACCAACAATGTCATACTCTGTATTAGCAGTTATAAATGCTGCTGTTAGAACAGTAGGACCAGAACCATTACCACCAAATGTAAGCTGTACATAATTAGCAAGTTTTTCTATTTTAAATCCAGGATTACTAATAGAATTGTACTTATATAAAATCATCTCATTAGAAGATACAGAAGTAAACTTTAATTTAAATCTAATAGTAAAACTTGAGAGTTTAGTATTAAACTTATAATTATTACCATAGTCTATCTTACTACTTGTTCCATTAAAACTTCCCACACCATTAGCGAAAGTAACAGCAGTAGGCGTACCATTTCTTGACCTAACTCCCGATTCTGAGTCGAATACCTCACGGAATATTAAATTTTTATCGCAACCATTAATTGATTCTTTCATATCTTAATAGTAATAATTGTTAGCGACTTGTTGAGTATCAGTAGCGACAACTGCTGGTTCATCCAATAAATAAATGTTAGTACAAGTGCTTCCCGTATCAGTTGAATTAGACCCGATGTACCAAGTGTCGGCAGGCGAACCTGTTATTTCCTGAATATCGATGTAGTCACAACCGGATATTACTCCACCACCTGCTTTAGTGAGAGTGGCGTGGGTAGTAAGAGAAGTATTAGAAATAGTTATATGCGACTCTGCTGTTCCTAGAGCAACAAAAGTTGTTACAGTAGTAGTAGTTGAATTTAAAAACGTTGTTATAGTTCCAGCGTCTAATTTAATTTCACTGTATGTTCCACTGGTATAAAATCTAAGATAATTATTAGCGTGATATTCAACTGGAGAATACCAGATTTTATTCAAAATTAGACCATTAGCATAAATAGTTTTTCCTCCATACAAACCAACTGTTCCTACAACTTTAATTGTTGATTGTCCAGCATCTAAGGTAAGATTTGTAACCGTGTTCATAATCCAAACATCACTCACCCCTGTAAGAGTAAAAGTCCCTGTCCCCATTTTTAATGTTCTTGTTCCAGTTCCATTACAAGAAAACGTCGCTAGTGTTGGACTATTATTATTTGCACTAAAGTCTAGCGTTCCTGTAAATGCTCCCATTGTTATAGAAACAACTGAAAGATTGTAATTGGGTGTAACTGTTCCTCCTCCAGATGCTGCGTCGAAAATAGCAGTATCAGAAGACCCTGGAACAGACTGTCCGCCCGCACCTCCTGAACTATCAGACCAATGAGTTGTAGTGGAAACATCCCAATCACCAGCCCCTCCTACCCAATATCTATTTGCCATATACTTTCAAAATAATTAATTAAGCTGTTACCACGGTTGAAGATGCGTCTAAAGGAATATAGTGTAGTGTCCATTTTGTTGCCCCTGTATTTGTTGCTGAAGTTTTTAAATCAATCGTACCAGCTGTTACAATGACTGCGTTAGCCTGAGATTTTACTGCACCAGAAGTAGTAGGAACAATAGCATCAGCAAGAGTTCCTGTGATGGTATAAAGAGTACCAACTGCATCGGCGTTAATATCAGCGACAGCACATAATGCTACGTCAGCTCCAACGGTAGGATTAGACCATAAATCAATATTACAAGCCTGTGCTTGGATTACGGTTGTTACTTCGCCAACGATATTCGTAACAAGAACTCTGCCAGTTACCGTAAAATAAGCGGTTTGAGCTGTGGCTGGAAGATTGGCTGCGGTACGAGATACGATAATTGGCTTAGTAGCAATTATCTGTTTGAGTAAAGCAACTAAAGAAGTGCCTGCTGTGGTATCACTCTTATTACCAACGACGTCTACAATATCAACGTCTGCTGCCGAATCGGCTGTTGATACCGCAATGTCTGCGGCTGTAAGTGAATATTTCATATTATTTTATCTCCTCAATTAATGGTTCCACTACCTCAACTACTGGCGGTGGATTCTTTTCTAAATCAACTACCTTAATAAGATCAATAATATCATCGATATTTATGTGTTGATTTTCTGCAAAAGTACCAAAGATATATCCGTCCATTATGAATTTTGCCATATCGTGGGCTGATTCAAACTCATCCCAGTTCTTATTAATCAAGGCGAGTATTTCTACTTTCTTATCTTCTGTTAGTATTTCTACTTTTTCTATTTGTTGTATTGTTTTCATATATTTATTAATTAGTAAGAACGACGGCACTTAATAATTACGGTATTTGTTGCAGCGGTAGCAGCAATCTTAAATCTTAGATGACGATAATTAAAATTATCAAAGTCCCAAGCATAAGTTGTTGTCTGGTTTGTAGCTGCTTGACTATTTACGACCGTATTATTTTTTGCATCATAACCATAAACTTGTATCCAAGAAGCGTTTGTAGTGTCCTCATCGTCAGTTACTTCTACTGTAAGGGTTGTAGTTTCAGCTGCTCCGTCAATTAATGAACCACTTAACGACAAATTCTTATAACCGCCATAGGGCATACCAGTTGAAGAAGGATAGTAAGTTCCATCAGCTACGTTAGTAGTATCAGCGATACTCTCTTCAACATACTGTTGATTAACTGGACTCTGGTCTACTGTCTTCTGAACATCTAAAGTCCTATCATAAGTCTTTGTCGAACCAACTAATAACACAGATACGGTGTCCCCTGTAACAAATCCTGCACTAGGCATATCTGTTACGGTAATAACACCACCTGATACTGTTATATTAGTATTAGGCATAGTGTATTTATTACCTGAAGAATCTACTTTAGTAATAGCTTGTACGTGTCCAGCTTCTAAAGTAAATGGAAGTCCTGTAACTGTGATTGTCTTTGCTCCGTTCGTAATAGTAGCTGTGAAGTCTCCCCGACGATTTGAATAAGTACCAAATCCATCTCCAAAATTATCAGCATCTACTTTTAATCTGCGGTCTAAGGTCATTGCTAAGGCGCCTTTGTCTGCTTGGTCAACATTGTCGTTTGTAACTGTGCCACCGATTACATCAACTTGAGAAGATGCAGGAGTATAAGCAGCATCATCAATTTCTACATTCTTTACAAGTCCTGCTGCGTCAACGTTCTGAGTTGCTACAACTACTGTTGCAGTAGTTCGTGCAGTGTTAGCTGCTTTTATATTAGCCCTAACATCACTATCTGCGTCTTTAAGTTCTACAGAACCGATTTCAATATCGCCTGTTTCAAGAGTAACTTGACTTGCATTACTCAAAATTTTATAAGAAATAGATACGGCAGCACCAGAAGCAGTAGTCTTTTTCTTTCCATAAATTACACCCTTAGTATAATCAACGCAATATTCTCCATTGGCAAATCCCGCTGTTATTGCCTGTACCTTTTGTAAAGTAGTTTTCTTTGTTCCTTCAAGCTGCTCAAGGACTGAATAATCAATAGCAACTTCAGTATCTAAAGCCGCAAAAGTAAAAGAAAGCGATGTATCATTTATATTCCCAACTACATCTCCAAATTTATTAGCAATAGATCCGTAAGTTAATGGACCTACAATTAAACTCGCTATTGCTTGTCCTGAATCTGTATCCCAGGATCCGGCATTATAATACTTAAAGGCTACAGTATCTGCATAAGATACTTTCTTCTGACTTTCGTCGGTTCTATCAACGGGTAATCCTCGTTGTATTGAAGCATAAGACTGTTCTCTCATTAAAGACATATTTTTATTATCTTTCTATGTTTAGAACTATCCTAGATAAAAAAGCTTGCTTATCCCCTTACCTAAAATAATTCTAAATATTAATTTGTGTATTCAACATTAAATTAGCTACGTCTTCATGAAATCTCTTATCTTCTTTTTTAAAACGATTATTCTTATTATATTGAGAAACTTCTCCAATAATATTATATTTTTGCGTATCCATTAATATAATATTTCTTAAAATCCAACTTCCTTCGCCGAGATATTGATTTTTTATTTCTAAAATTTCATATTCTCGGCGAGCGGAAAAAGGACTTTTCCTTAATACCTGAATTTTACCTTCTATAGTTTTTTTCAGATATAAATACTTATCGTAATGTTTTAATTTACTCTTTAATAACATTTTCTTCTTTTTTTAATTTCTTCATCTTTTCCTCTTTTTTAACTTCGTCTAAAACTTCTTCGATAACCTCTTCAACAACTACTTCTTTTTTAATCTTCTTAATCTTTGGTTTTAAAATATCTTCTTTAGTTGTAGAGATTTTAACTACACTCTTTCCCCACTTTTTTGATTTAAATAGAATAAATGCTCCAAGACTATCTTCTACTTCAAATTGACCTTCTGGAATAACAAAATTTCTACCATTCCAAAATAATTCAAAATCTGCTTGTTTATTTTCTAAAATCATACTTTTTTTAAATTAATTACTTAATGTATAAGCAAAAGAAATAACTACTGTTCCGGTTGAAACCTTACCACCAGCTGATTTAATTACAACTGGAGTATCTTTCGGAACTTTTGCAAGAGTTAAATCTCCTGAATTATATTCTTTTGAATAATAAGCATCTTTACTAACTTCAGATGTAGCTGAAAAATAAGCATCATCAGCAGCATGACTACCAATGCTAAGCTTTATTCCAGCATCTGCTGAACTAGCTTCGATATATTGAATCCATACTTTATGAATCAATATTTCTGAATTCTTATGATAAAGAACAATCTCTGTAGCAGCAGATCCTGATAAATCAAATACAGTTCTATTGCATACAGTTAAGAGTTCTTTATCTAAATTTTTTCCTTTTATCATTTTATTAATTTATATTAATTAACTTTATACTATTAATTTTAATTTAATTTATTATATACATTTTATAGTTTACCCTTCTCCGACCTTTAAGTAGAAAAGATACTTAACTACTTTTTCTTGTATATAAATCTAATATATCAAGTAAATTTAATGTTTTATAATGTGAACAAATATAATCCCAATGTGTCCATATTTTAAAACCTGCTTTCTTTGCTTTTTCGCAAAATAATATATCGCTACCTCTAATTCTAGTCCCGTATTTCTCATCCCATATACTTTCGAAAGGTCTTTTAATTTCTTCGAGAACCTTCCTTTTAATAAGCATACAACCAGTTCCTCCAGCATCTATCTGTTCTAATTTATCTTTACTATTATAATTTGCTGTAATGTAATTATTATTCTTATCTTTTTTAAACTGAGCAAAATATATTCCTCCTAATTCTTTTTTAAACATAGGAACTGGGCAAGAAATAATATCTTTATCTAAATCAATAAGCTCTAAAGGATTCTTTTCTGGAACAGTATCATCATCTATCATTAAAAGATAATCAAAATCATTTTCTAAAAATCTTTTTACAATAGTATTACGATTATTATCTACTATCATTATTTGAGAATGAACAAGAATAATCTCATGACCATGACTATCTAAAATTATCTGAGATAATGCTTTAGATAATTCAGAATGTATTGATCCTTGATTTAAAATAGCAATATTTACTTTCATACTTTTTTATTAATCATCTTATAGGAAAGGAGGAAATTCCTCCAATCCATATAAAAAGACTATTTAACAACGTCACGTAATGAACTATTCTTATTAGGAGCAGAAATAGCTAAATTTCCATAATAACTCAAAGTTGCGTTAAATGATGGACTAGTTGAACTTCTATAAAGAATATTGCCATCGTCATCGATAAATGACATATCACCTAAATCCTCAACTGACAAAGTGCTAGGATCGATGAAATATAATTCATCATAAGGACAATCAAAATCAGGTACAATTGGAATTCCGTTAAATAAAACTCCTTTAAACCCACCTTTTAATTCAGTATCAACATTTGTATATCGTCTATCCGGAGTCAATAGTTGACCATAAGCAGAAAATACATCAAATGAAGATAAGGCATATTTCACATTACCTTTCTTTAATGCTTCAAGATAAGTTGTATGCAATAAAGAATCGGTTAAAGAACGCTGTGATGTTGAATCATCAACATATGCTTTCCACCAAATATAACTAGAACGACTAATTCCTTGTAGGGTAGTTAAATTAGTACTATCATCGATTAATCCTTTAAGACCCATAACTTCAGCTGCACGATTAGCCACAGAAGGTGCGCCAGCTGCTTTATGAGCTAAGAAAACATAATCATTATCAGCTACGCCAGTGCCTGTTGTAACAACAAATGTATCATCATCTGTGATAGATGCGATATTGGTCCAAACTTCGGTAGTAGCCGTTACAACAGTTGAATCAAACATTACAGCATTACCAACTTCGAAATAATCAGTAGGATTTTTCCCAACCATTGGCGTATCAAGATCAAAAGTCGGAGAGGATCCAACTCCATTTACTTGACAAATAACGCCTGTGCCTGTTCCATAACCTTGACGAGATAACTGTCTTTGCATATCTTCACGAGCACCTTTATATTCAGACTCTAAAGCATTTACTAAAAACTCTTTAGATCTCTTAGATGCTTGCAAAGCAACATCAGTAAGACCAACTTGATGAAAATTAAATTTCATTGGAATTATTGATTGCAAATAGCCCTGATTACCAGCAGTAGGTAAGGTTAAAGTTTCGGAACCAGCAGCAGAGGCTACATTTCTTAAATAATGCACAGTCAAAACTTTAGCACCATTCGGTGTTGAGGTAGCATCTGTTTGTACTGCCCCAATTTCATGAGCTACATTTCTAAGAATATTTGACCATAACACATTCTTAGAAAATACTTGATCATGAATCGTTTTGTCATAAATTCGCATGGCTGCACCAGCGAGATTTGAAATCGATTGCATATAAAATATTGGTTAAATATCTGACTCGGCATTCGAAATAGCTTCTCTAATAGCCTGAGATAATTCTTGATCATTAAAGATCTTTTTTTCTTCTGGTTGTTTCATTTCTCCAGAACTCCCGGGTTTTTCTACGTTTTTAATATCTTTATTCTGAGATAATCGTTGTTTTACTTCCCAATCAATAATCTCATTTCTTTTCATTTCATTAAAAGCTTCTCGTGGAGTCAAATAAAGTTTATTATTTTCTTTCTGCCAATTAAGCACATCTTCATCTTTATATAAAGGCTTACCACTCTCCCCGTTAAATTCTTTTTGCAAAGAACTAACTTCGTTTAAAATTTGTTGAGAATATTCTTTTTCTACAGATTCTTTCTTTTGTTGCTCTTGTTTCTCTTTCCACCATTGATCTAATCCACTTGGAGTAAGATATTCAGGAGGTAATTGCTCTTTAATTTCTTCCTTTGGAACGAAAACATCTTTCATCTTTCCAACGGTTTCTTTTAAAGGCAAAAGATCATTAATCTGTTCCTTTATTTTTCTCTTTTCTTCTCTTTCAATTTGTAAAGCTTTATTAAGATTTTCAATTTGCTCATTAGCTTTATTACTTTTTTCTTCCACTTCTTGTTTAATTTCAGGTTGTGGAATAGGTTTTACTTCCTTCGAAGATTCATCTTTTGATTCATTTGTGGAAGAAGTTTCACTAGCTGAATCAACGGCATTTTTTACTTCTTCTTGAATAGATTTATCATCTATATCCATACAATTTTAAAATTAATAATTAACAAGTCCTTGTTAACGCTGTGACACGACCAGCGATATACTAATCATTGTGCATTTTATGTATATTTTTAAATAAAGAATCAAATCTTTTCTTTTCTGTTCTCTTTTCTGCTTCTGTTATTTCCGGTAATGATTTTTCTTTTAAATACTTTAATTTAGAGAAATTCGAATTAGTTCCTTGCACTTCTATTCTTTTCTGTTTCTTAGAATTTTTTACAGATAAATTTTTCTTTGGAATAGTTTTCATTCCAGATGCTTGAGTACCTTGTAAAGCTTTCGTTTTTATTCCGCCTTGTAATATTATACCAACATTTGGTTCTACTCTAATTTTCTTCAGAGTCGGTTTAAATTCTACTTTTACACCTTTTTCTATCTTATTTAAAAATTGTTTTTTATTAATCATATAATTTTTATTATTTATTGATATTGTTGTTCGTTTTGTATATGCTCATCAAATACTTGTTGCTGTTGTTGATAAGCATCTTTATTCTCTTGAATAAAAGCCATATGTAATTCTGTATGATCTGGTGTCCATAATGCCTGAGGCGTCATTGGAACGCTTTGTCCTGCCGCCATTTGCATATTTTCTTGATTAGCCAAATCAGCAGTATCCTCCGGAGCTTCTCCAGAGCTTCTATGAGATTCTTTCTGTTTAACCATCTCTTGTTTAAATTGTTCACTCTTATTCTTTTTCATTCTTTCAATAATTTCTCCCACATTAGAAATTGAAAGCTTTTCTAATACTGTTTGTGGATCAATTAATTGATTACTAGCTAATTGCATTAATACATCTCTTTTCTCCATTTCTGAATAAGCAATCTCTGGAACAATAACAACTTTTACAGTTCTTGGTTCAATTCTAATCGTATCTTCCGGAGTGTTTTCCTTAGGAATAATAGAACCAATATATTTAATCTTTTCATTTTTTTGTACAATAGAATGAGAAGCTATTTGAGTATTAGAAATAACTTCTAATATAAACTCAGCGATTTCCTTTAAAAAGATTTGCAAATTCTCTACCGGTTCTGATACAACTCCGGCGTCAGCAGATTGCAAAGCTTCAATAGCTTTTCCTGATTGGATAGATCCTGGAGCTCGTCCCAATGAAGCTTCTCTTACTCCTCCAAATTCTTCTATCCATCTTTCAAGAGTTGAAAGATAATTAAAAGGAGTTGATGGTAATGGTTGTAAATTCATTTGTTCTGGCTTTGTATTTCCATCATATTCTAATTTTTCTGCTTGACGGTCTGAAGTTACAGATAAATCAGTTCCTTTTTTTATTAAATATTTACCAGTTAACATTCTAGTAATATATGTTTCTATCTGAGAAGCCATCTTATCTAAAGACTTATTTGGAGAAATTAAATCCATTATCCAAGCATCACTATAAATAGAATTACTAGTCTTCTCAGGATTATATATAAATAAAGGATATCTCTTATATGGAGTTATATATTCTCTTAAAAACTTTTTATCACAACTCGCAATCACTTTAATAACATTCTTTTCTCCATCAAACCATTTAATCCATAACTCTCTTACAATAGCTGTATCTAAATCAGTTAAATTATTATTTTGAGAATTATTTAACTTCTCTTTTAATAAAAGATCTTTATAATCAGAATCTGCTTGTTTATTATCTGCTATAACTTTAACTTTATATTTTTCTTCAATATCAGAAACTGATTTCTTAAAAGATTTTATAATAAAACGACAATCTTGTAAACAAGTAGCAGATGGATCAAATGTTATATCAAAAGTATCATTAATCCAAGCATCAAAATAATTTTCTCCTTCTTTTTTAACAATACCAAGTTCTAATATTCCTACAGAATAAAGCAAAGAATTAACTAAAACATCTGTTAAATGTCCGGGGAAATTTCTCGTTTCATAGAAATTCTGAAGTAATTTATTATACTTTAAAGCTTCTTGCTGTGCTTCATCTGTAATATCATTTGGCTGCACTTCCCATCGAGGCTGATTTCTTTTAACAAAATTCTTTACACCTCTGACTTGAGATTTTATTTTATTTACTGTTCTACGAATTTCTCCTTTTTCGGCTGGTAATACTTGAATTTTATTAACTGTCTTATTATAAACAATCCAATGATCTCCTTTATAAAATCTTTGATTAATATACCACTGTCTCTGATATTTTAAAAACTTATCTGCAGAACTTCTGTACAAATCATTTATAAAAGTAGCTACTTCAGATTCCTCTTTCTTAACTATTTTCTGTCTTAAATTTTCTAATTTCATTTATTAAATTCTTCGTTAATAATCTTTTCTATTTCAAAATAAGTTTCTTTATTAATAGGATAACAAATTGGAATCTTCTTATCATTTACTTTCTTTTCCGGAAAAACTAAGCGACATCCCTCTTTATGTAATCTTTGGAAAATAGCTATATTACCTACAAAAAATTCGTTTTCAATTAAAAAAGAAACAAAACCTACAAGACCTTTAGAGGGAACTATTTTATTAATTTTAATATTAGATATCTTCATCTCTTTAAAAGAATAGAATGATCAACTTCACTTAATTCTACGTATTCATCTCTTGCCTCTTCAATAATTTCTTTATCTGGTACGGGAATAGAATCTTTATATTCTACAATATTATTAGATTTTGTAGCAATTACAAACTCTCGAAATCTATCTTGCTCTGCCCTATCGCGTCTCTCTTGCCAAAAATATAAAAAAACTAATAAACCAATAAATAAAAAAGATATAATTATATTATTTAACATTTTTAACTTCCTCCTGTGCCCGAGCTATTGCTACGCCCGAAGTAATTAATATTGAAGCAGTTGATACAGCATTTTGTATTTCTTGCTTTACTACTCTATAAGGATCAATAACGCCAGATTTAATTAAATCTTCATATTCATTCGTTAAAGCATTATATCCTTTTTTAGTAGCAAGAACTTGTCCAACAATAGCATCACCATTTTCTCCGGAATTATTAACAATAGTTCTTAATGGAGCAAGTAAAGATTTTCTAACAATTTCATATCCGGCCTTAAACTCTTCGTTTTTACTATCAATAGATTTCATACTATTGTAACATCTCAACAATGCCAATCCAGCACCCTCTACAATTCCTTCTTTAATAGCATATTTTGTAGCATTTAAAGCATCTTCAATACGATATCTGATCTCTGCTTGTTCTGTATCTGATGCTGAACCAACTTTTATATTAGCAATAGATCCGGTCAATTTTCCTAATCTTTCCTTTAATTTCTCAATTCTAAATGTATCTTTTTCATCTTTTAATAATGCTTTTACTTCTTCAATCTTCTGAGAAATATCTCCTTTAGCCCCAGAAATAATTGTATCTTCTCGGCTAATAATAATACTCTCACATCTACCTAAGTGTGAAACTTCGGCATTCTCTATCTTGATAAATCCTTCAACTCCTAAAACTTGAGCCTCAGTTAAAGCTGCTAAATCATAAATTAAATCTTTTTGATAATCTCCAAAGGAAGACATCTTAACAGGCACACAAGTAAACTTACCCATAACATGATTCTTAGCTAGAAAAGCTAAGGCCTCTCCTTCTATCTCAGCAGCAATAAGAATCATTTGTCTATCTCCGCTGGTTATAATCTTCTGAATTAGTGGAATGATTTGACTTTGAACGGATATTCTATCAAAACAAAGTATAACAACTGGATTCTCTAAAATACAAGATAATCTTTTAGCATCATTAATAAAAATATGAGAATTATATCCGCGATCTATTTTTGTTCCTTTAACGTACTCAACTTCGGTTTTTAAAGAATTAGAATTAGATACTGTTACTACTCCATCTATTCCTACTTCTTTAATAACTTTAGCAATTAACTTGCCTAGCTCTACGTCGTTATTAGCCGAAATCGTGGCAATATTTAATTTCTCTTCCTCGCTCTTAATCTCTTTAACTTGAAATTTTAATTGATCTTGTATTAAATCATGAGCTTGATCCATTCCTCTTTTAATAAGAATTGGATTCATTCCAGCAGCAATATACTTATTAGCTTCATTAACCATTTGCTGTAATAATACAACTGTTGTTGTAGTCCCATCTCCTGCTTCGCGATTTGTATTCTCTGCTGACTCACGAGTTATCATAACACCCATATTCTCAAACTTATCTTTTAAGAATATTTGTTGCGCAACAGTAACTCCATCTTTTGTAATCGTTGGATAAGACGTATCCTCAAATATACAATTTCTTCCTCGCGGACCAAGAGTTATCTTAACAGCATCTGCTGCTATGTTCATTCCCTTTATAATTTTTGAACGAGCTTCGTCTCCAAAAAGCAAATCTTTATACATCTTCTTTATAATTAGTTGTTCCTAATACATTTTCTTCCTCTAGAAAATAATACTTTTCTCCTTGTAATAAAAGAGTAAATAAACTATATTTTCCAAATATAACAGACGTTCCTTGCGGATAAAATTCAGATTCTCCTGCTAAAACTTCACCAGTAATAAGATTTTTATCTTCCTCATTCTCTTCTATAACAATATCAGCAGAAAGTTGTGTATTAGAATGTTTTTTGATTAATAAAATACCTTTTTTAGGAACTATCATACAATTTCTTTTGTTTCTCCTTCAGATTTTGGATCTTCAACTTTTGATTCTTTTTCTGTTATTCTAAAATCTGGACCTTTTTCTGTAATAATAGGAGTAATAATTAATCCATGTTTGTTTTGCAAAAGAAGTAAATCCTCTACAAATTGTTTCGCTTTTTTGTTAAATTCTTCTTTTTCCATAAAAACTTTTTTAATTATTAGAATCGTCATCCCATCCTGAGATGATACGAGGTTTTAATAAATTTTGAATATCCTTCTGCACTCTAGTTAACTGTTTTTCTTGTTTAATAGGATTATTTGGTCTTGTCATAATCATATATCTTAAAGCATCACAAGTATCATCATTTTTCTCTACTGGTTTTTCTGAAACCGATCTTGTCTTTAATTGAACTTCTGTATATTCTTGATAACGATAATTCTCTAATTCTCGACAAAGATTGGGACATTTATTTTTTAATATATAAAGATGAGAATTTCCTCTATTATCAATTTGAAAATATTCTCTAACTCTAGTAATTCCTGAATCAACATTATTAATAGCTAAATCAAAATCCCAGCCGTTATCATAAAATTCTTCTTTAACAGAATAAACAATTTCTTCACCTTGCTTAATCGTTGTACGATTTTTAGAAGTAGTCTTAGGATCTATCACTCTTATAGAAAAAACATTATTAACTAAAACTCTTTTTTGTCTGATTGTTAATCCTTCAAGATTTCCAATATAAGATTCAAACTTATCAAACATCTCACGACTAGAAACAGATGGTATTGCTGGCTTCCAATATTCATCAACTATATAAAGTACATTGCTTGAAGTCCATACTCCTATTAAAGCAGCTGTTGGATGTCTTTGTCCAAAATCAAGACTAATAAGTTGCTGACAATTACTATCCCAACTGAAAGAATCTATAAAATGAACTTTAGGATCAAAATCACAATACTTAGGTCCATAAATAAGTTCTCCAGACTTAGTAGCAAAGTCTATCTCATACTCTTTATTCCACTGGGCTCTTGGTACTCCCTCTTGTTCTTTTGTATACCATTCTTTTCCATAACGAAGCGGATCTTTCTCGGGATCTGCCGTATAATGCAACATTATAACATTAAATTTATTTTTTTCGTTCTTCCAGTATTTAATACCAATTTCAGTTTCTTTTTTTTGTACGTCTGTATACTTCATATCATTTCTTCTAAATCAAATACCATTCTCTCGAAAAACGTAGAATCTTCTGCCGTAGAAACTCCTGTAAAACGCCCGGAGTGAGATAAAGTCGGCTTTGATGCTGTATAAGAAGCTTGAGCTTCACTTTGAAAAGCCATTTCATCAGATAATATTCCAGAGGCTGTGTGCATTCTTAAAATATCAGCTCCTTGCGGAATACCTCGAATCCAACTATGAATAGCTGGGAATAACATTTTACAATATACATCATTCCCGTTTGCCTGCGGATTACATACTAACGAAGAAAAACTATCCCCTATTCTATATCTTTTAAGAAATTTAGGTTCATTATCCCAAATAAATTTAGCCCTCTTTATTAAGTCATCTGCATCTTCTTCTCGTTTGGACTGAAAAAAAACATTACGTCCTATATGAAATTGTACATCCCAAAGATATAAAGCTACGAAAAGCCAAGACAACATCATTTGCCTAGACTTTGGCACTAAGAGTAAATTCTCTTTTAACCAAATATTTACTATAAATTTAAGGTACATTTTATCAGGAAATAACTTTATTGGATTTTCTTTATCATGAGCATCTAATGTTAGAGCCCAATGTGTTAACCAATAATAAGCATCTTCTTTACATAAGGCCCATTCAATATCTTGTAATTCTGGGCTTTGCTGCAATTTTTGTAGATAATTTATATCCATAACTTTTTTAAGGCGCAAGGTTAAATTGAATTCTTAGCAAGACCGTTGATTATTCTTGCGCCTCACGTTCCTTCTAAGAGGAAGTCTAATATGTAATTCTAACCTTGCCACTAAAAAAAATTACAACTCCTTTAAAAGCTGCAATTTTAAACTTTCTAATTCTTCAGAACTTAATCCCTTTGTATCAATTGATGAACTATCTAACTTAACTTCTCTTTTTTCTGGTTCAAACCAACCGCATAATCGAGCTAATGTAATAATTGCCGCATTAGCTGACTTAGCATCTGCATCTATCTCTTTTAAATCTCCAACCTTATTTAAAACAAGCTGTTTTTCAAAAATAATATCCCGTAATTTTTTAATAATTTGCTTCTTGTCTAAATTAACTTCACGGGCTACCTGTCTAAATACCCCCTCCTGCTTATCAAGTTCTGCTAAAATCTTCTCATTCCTTAGCATCTTATAACTTTCTACGGATGCCATATTCTTATTATCCGTATTATAAGCTACTAAATAAGCCTCTCGTCCTTTAAAACCATTAGAAAGATATTCCTCTATAAATTTAGTCTCTTTCTCTGTTAATATTTTCATGAATTAATTATAGCATATCTAAAAAATAATTTCAACGGCAGATTATCCCACAATTATGAATACCCTAGAAGTATTGGTATAATATGAACTTAGTCAAGTTAATTGAGTTAGTTGGGAGCAAGTTAGTCGGGAGCAAGTTAGTCGGGCAAAGTTAGTCGGATTAGTCGGGCTAGTCGGATTAGTCGGATTA